ATCTAAAACTATCTGTGGTAAATTTTTACTTAAATAATGAAAAATAAAAATTCCCTGATCTCCACCAAAAGATTTTAAATTTTTAGAAAGAACATTATTAATTAAACTATCTAAAAAATCTATATAATTTTTTTTACTAGTTATAAAAAGTCCTGAATTTAAAAAATGAAGATTTTTTATTTCTTCTGAAGAATACTCTAGTCCTCCCCAATCTCCCATACTCGATGGATATCTATTAATTTCTGAAGATACTAATACGCTATCTGGAATTTCTAATGATTGTACATTTCCTAAGCAAACGACATCATTCGCATCTGCAACTATAAAACAATCTGTATCAAAAAATTTAATTTTTTCTTTTGTTAAAAAAAGTTTATACAGAATATATTCGTATTGATAATCAAATCTTAATTTAAATTCTTGTTCTAACTCTAAATATTCATTTCTATTATAATGTATATGTAAAAAATGCTCTTTATCATTTTGTTTTATAAAAGATCTATATAAAAAAGTATTTTCTATATTATAAGAATTTTCATAAGACCACGTTATTGTCAATAATTTTACCATACTTTAGATTTTGGATGATGCATAGGTATCCAATCTTCTAAATTAGTTTCATGAAGCCAAAGATCAGAATAAGAATTATATTGAGTTGTAAAACACGTATTGTAACATAAACATTTATATTCAGTTTTAAAAAAATCTAACGGCTGATCTTTTTCGTAAAATTCATTTCCAAAAGGATCTTTTGCTATATCATATCCGTAAGCAAAAAGACATAAAAGTTCATCAGGATTTAAACTATTCCAATCATGTTTAAAATTATCTAATATATCTTTTGCCATTTTTCTTTTTATAATATAAGATTGTGCATAACTAGGAGAAGATACTTGATAACAATTATTTTTATAAAATACGGGTGGTTTTCTATTAACACACCCTAACCAAAATAAATCCCAATCTACGGAATATATATCATCAAATATTTTAGCAGTATTATCTTTTAATTCAGGTAAAAACATGCAATCATCTTCAAGTATTAAAAGAGTTTCGTTATCTGTGCTTAAAAAATTTTCATATATATCAAAAGTAGTGTTGATTAAATTAAGTTGAGGAGTATCTGTATCAGATCTTGCAGAAAATCTTTCTACATTTTTTATGTCGTATTCTTTTAAATTAGCTAATAATTTTTCTTTTCTATCTTCTCTTCTATCTAAATTGATAAAAAATCCTATATCTGATATTTTAACGTCTCCTATTGTTACCATAAATTATAAAATTTTTTCTATTCTTTCACACCAACCTATTTCTTCATTATAAGCCCAATAAACAACTCTAGATGGAATTTTATGAGTCAAGAAAAATTCTTCGTAATGAATGTTATTTCCTTGATTAAAATAATTTAATCTTCCATCGTCTATAAATCTTGTGCTTAAAGAATTTCCATTTTCGTCATCAAAAGCGACTAAAACAAATTTATAGTCATTTCTTGCGAATGAACTTTTATCTATATTAACTAAATGATAAAAAGATTCCATGAAAGACGCTTCCCATAATTCATCATTTTGTATTAGTGGATTGGGTGGGTACTTATTATCTACAGTGTATTTTTGAACCGCTTTAGTTTTAAAATTAACTCCTGCGTATTTTTCGTAATCCCGTAAAGTTCTTACAGTTCCAAGATCATAACCAGTCAAATCAATTTCTGGGTCTTCTTCGACTCTAAATAAACATCTAATTTTTTTTCTTGCATAGTCCTGCTTTCTATTAAAATCTATATTATTTTTTGAGTCATCATCCCATTTTAAAATACCTGATCTTTCTTCCCTCATTGTTGAATGCCAAATTATCATTTTATGTGGATGAAAAAAGTCGTATCCATGAGTATAAGATCTAACAGTTAAATTAATCTCTTCTCCACTAAAATAAATGTCAGGGTCGTGTCTTATTTCCCTTGCCCATTCTGATCTTGCAAAACAGAAGTGTCCAGATAAAAATCTGCTCATCGGTGGCTTTGTCATAGTTTCCCAACCTTCCAATAAAGCTGGTCTAATGAATATTGTACCATGCGGGTAGAAGCATGCGAATTGTTGCTGCCAGGGTACTGTGGCGCGTCCATCTGGATCGTCAAATGGAGTGTACAGAGGTAAATAAGCCGCTAGAATTGGTTTGTATCCATCAGCTTCTAATGAATTATGCATATCGATTAAGGTTTCATCCCAATCTTCTGCAAATCTGTGATGAGAATCTAACTGTAAAATATAATCTTGGTCTGTTAATAAATTTTCATTTATTTGAGCCCTTGCCCATGGTAAACCTTTGGCTTCTGTATACAAAACTTCCATAATGTGAAATCTTTCGTCGTCTTCGAATCTTGATGTGTCATCAAATCCATCTTCAGGATGATATTGTCTACATATTCCAAAATGTATTCTTTCTGGATATTTTGCTTTTATTAATGCATCTTCTATAGTTGGAATTAACTCTGGATCGCGATACGATGGAAGATGAACTAGTATTGTTTCTAATTTATTCATAGGTTATAACTTGTTGTATTACGTCCATCCATCCTTTTGATTCACTGTGCGGCCAAACTCTCCAACTGTGTGGAGCTTTTGTATCTTCATAATCCCTCCAAATGTGTATAAATTGATCCTCAGGAATTTCTTCCATCAATCTTTTAATTTCATCTTTATCACAATCTTGCCTGTATAGATCGTTTCCATTTTCGTCCAATGTTGCGACTGCAAATGTATTATAATCAGTTTCTGTTAAACTTCCTTTATAAACGTCTATACAAATTTTTTGTTTACTGCACAAACCTTCTTCATAATCTCCAATAGTTGGAGGTGGTTTGTGAGTTAGTGTGTGCTTGTGGATCTGTCTTGTTTTAAATTTTAGACCTGCGTATTTTTCGTAATCCTCTAAAGTTCTATTAGGACCAAATACGTAAGGTTGTAAAGTCTTTCTAGTACATGGACCACATCCAGGATCCATTTCAAATAATTTTCTAAAACGACTATAAGATTTATTGTCTTTTTCTGCCCATTCTGAATTGTCATCCCAATGTTTTTTCTTTCCTTCGCGTGTGTATTCATGCCAAGCGTAAACTTTATGCGGATTGAATAAATCGTATCCATAAGTGTATGCTCTAGCAGCTAAAGAAGTTTCTTCTCCGTGAAAATAAAAGTTAGGGTCGTAAGGAACTTCTTCTACAAATTTTCCAATCGTGAATATAAAATGCGCAGACAAAAATCTAGATAAAACAGGCTCTTTTAAATCTCTCCAACCATCCAAACCTTGAGGTCTTAAAAAAACAGCGCCCTGTGGCATAAATCTATCTATGTTAAGCATCCACACATCTTGAATTCTATCTTCAGGATCTTTATCTGGAAAATATGATGGTAAATAGGTTGATAGAATTGGTTTGTAATGACCTTTACACTGAAGATAGTGGATCATATCAATTAATTCCGTATCCCAGTGTTTAATAAATCTGTGATGGGAATCTAATTGAAAATAATAATCCTCTCCTTTATAGTCTTGCTGTATTAAATTTCTTGCCCAACAAACTCCTTCGGAATCTTCGTAATTAATGTCTGTAATTCTAAATCTAGGATCATCTTTAAATTCTTTTAAAGTATCCCATTCGTCTTCAGATGAATGTTGCCAACCAATGGCGAATATTAAATTTTCAGGATATTTAGCGTTTGCTATGCAGTCCTTTATTGTAGGTAATAATTCAGGATCTCTGTAGCTCGCTATAGAAATAAATATTTTACTCATAACAGTTTAATATATCTATAAATATCTATACTTTAATAAATATCTTATAGGTATTTAAATTAATCCAAATCTCGATTTTTGTGCATTATAATTTTGTACTACTTCTGTTTGAGATAGTGCTCTGTTATATATTTGAACAGGTCCCATTAGACCAGGAAAAAATAAAGTATTTGCTGATGTAGTGTCTGTTTTAGCTCCTAATAATAGTCCTGTATCTCCTGAGTTTGATGGAGTAAGGTGGCCAGGTTGTTGACCATGCGCTATAGGCACTCCATTATAATAGCATTGAAAAGTTACTAATGTATCATAAGTCCATCCTATATAAACCCATTGATTACATGGAACTCCATTGGTAAGATAGGTTCCAGCTGTACTAGCGTATAAAGGACCTCCAGTAAATCCCCAGTTTGTGTTAGCATTACAAGTTCCTCCAAATTGAAAAAAACTTGTAGAAGCAGCATAATCTCCAGTATAAAGAAGGTTACACCAATCCACTCCATCAGGATCGTTGTAATTAACCAATCTAGTATCATATAAAGACTGACTATATGAAAGTTTAGCATTTACCCAAGCAAATATCGACTTAGCGTTGCCATTTTGCATGCTTGAAGATAAATTGGGAGTTATTATAGGACATCTAGTATAACTTCCTGTACCATCAAATTGCAAAACTCCTCCATAAGAAGGGTTAAAAGATGCAGATGTATTACCTCCATAAGTAGTTAACACAGACATGGTTTGAGGCATATTGTTTAAACCTCCTATGTCGTTTACTATACTACTTCCTGATTTTGCGCTGAGTGAATTAGCAGGATCGTAGTAAATTACTAGTCCATTTGTTACAATTGGTGGTGAAACATAATATGAATTTTGTGTTTTTACTCCCATTATGTTAAATTAAAGCGTGATTTATGTGCGTTGTAGTTTAGTGTTACTTCCGCTTGAGATAATCCCCGATTATACATTTGAATTGGCCCCATTAATCCAGGAAAAAAAGTAGATGAATTATTAATTCTAGAACCTAGAAAAAATCCTGTTACTGAAAATACAAAGGATGTAATTGGTGATGCAGTATTACTGGATGAATAAGGTGTATTATTATAATAACTCATCCAATTTGTTCCATCAAAGGTCCATCCTACATAAGCCCATTGATTTAATGGAAAGGCTGTAGTAGTATAGCCGTAGTGACCATTATTATCAGGAGTACCACCAATTACATACGTGCTATTAGCAGAACTAGAAGGATATGTGCTTGATATAGTTAAAGTTAAGTTATTACTATTTCCACTTGGAGATAAATATATTATCCTCGTATCACCAATACCCGTGCTATCTGCATTAGTAGGATTAATCCATGCAAACATCGATTTAGCGCTTTGTGAAGGAAAAAGAATTGCTGTTGAGTTATCTAAATTTACATAACTACTTGTTCCGTCAAATTGCAAGGTTCCGCCATATAAAGAATTATAGGATGCAGATACTGTTCCATAAGCAGCAGCTGCTGATAATGATCCTGATATTTTATCGGTATATGATATATCAGTTAATAGACTACTTCCAGATACAATACTTTGACTATTAGCAGGATCGTAGTAAATTACTAATCCATTTGTTACTATTGGTGGTGTATTTTTATAAACTGACATAAAACTATTATTTTTAAAATCCCATTACTATATAATTCCAGCTTGCTGTTACAGAAGCACGTAATGCTACTGTACTAGATGATACTGTAAAGTTTGTTGTACTTCCAGAAACGAATATACTAGATGTAGGCATTGTTGAACCAGATGCGTTTGCAGGAAATAATACTATTGATGATCCGTTTGGAAATGCTGATGTGTAAGTTACTACAGCTAAACCAGCATTTGCTACGGGTGATGATCCTACTACAAATGTTATAATACCCCCATTGTTAGATCCTCTTATTGAACCTGATGCTCCTGTTCCTAATCCTGATCCTGTTACTAATGTTGGTGTACCACTTCCTACGTAAGAAGTTGCTACTAAGGTTGATGCTGTAAAAGCTACTGCAAAGGAAGAAGTTAATGCATAAGAAGCTGTTAAAGCTTGAACTGCATAAGAGGACGTACCTAGTAATGACCCTGTAATACTACCTGTAACAATTAAAGATCCACTTATATTTATTAAACTTCCTGTCTTTTGTAATACTATATTTGGATAGTTATATAAGTTAACAGTCCAATCTGATTTTGCTTCTATTATAGGTAAACCAGATACATCATTTACCATATAAATAGATCCTGATGTTTGATCTGTAACTGTAAATTGTGATCCTACTGAAGTTGCTCCAAAATCAACTATCCTATTTGTTGTTGCAGATCCAGTAAAAGATCCAGTAAATGTAGCTTGAACTCTTAAAGCAGTTTGAGTTTGAGAACCTGTACTATTTACAAAAGTAGGTGTTATATTCACTCCATAAATAACTGATGAAGAGGCAGGAGTTGATGACTGAGATAGAGTCTGATTGAATAATATTCCAGATTTAGAAGATAATAATACAAGACTTCCTGTATACACTGTTAAACTTCCAGTAATTACTGCATTTCCAGTATAAGGAAACGGATTTGCTCCACTACCTCCAGCTAATGCGTAAGAAGCTGTAACAGCATTGAATGCATTTGTTGCAGATGACGCGGTGTATGCATATGATGCAGATGTTATTGATCCTAATAAATAACTCGCAGTTAATGCTAATGAAGCAGTAATAGCTTGTGATGCAGTTCCAAATAAAGATCCTGTTATACCATTAGATACGCTAAGAGAACCTGTTATTTGTGAGTTATTAAGCGCAATGATACCATTACGTCCTATAAATTCATTTGCCATTTATGTTGTGCTCTAGTTCACTGTCCCTAAAGCGTGGGTTTACACCAATAAATATTATGATATTTGAATTACTCTATACTGTCTTCCTGTAATATCTTGAGATTGTAATAGATTTGCTTGATTTTGAGCGTCTATTTCATTATCATAATTATAAATCAGATCACTGGGAGTTAATTGAGCTACCCATATCATATTATTTCCAGGAATAAATTGCATTTGTACTTGCCACATATTTTTACATTAAAGTTGCTTGTGATTTAATTGTCCATCCTGAGGTATTTGTCTGTACATTAAATTGTAATTGAGAAGTAACTATCGCTACTGACATTGTTACTTGTGTAGTTAAGCCATTATCGGGAGTAGAAAAATCCGTGTATTGAATAGCTCCATTTATCCAAGATGCAAATACTTCTCCAGCTCTAGCGTTAGATCCAGTATAAACAGTGTATTTAAAAAATCCTGATGTAAATGATCCAGTTGCCAAAGTAAACATATTGTTTGCTCCAACTATAGATGTGTTAACAGTAGAGTAATATATTGCGTTACCTCCAATTGTATAAGGATTAGTAGCTGTTGCATTCGCGTAAGAAGAAGTTTGAGCATAAGATGAACTTATAGAAGAAATTCCATAAGAAGATGTTTGTGCATACGAAGAGCTTATTGAAATTAAAGAAGCCGAAGCGTTTATTGCACTAGAAGCTGTGTATGAATATGAAGAACTTATCGTAGAACTTGCTGTAAATGCGTACGAACTAGATATCGCGCTAGATGCAGTATAAGAATACGAAGAACTTATTGCAGAACTTGCAGTGAATGCATAAGAAGAACTTAACACATTCATCGATCCAGTTTGATTTGTAAGTATTGCTGTAGATCCATTAACAGTTAAAGATCCAGTAATGCTAACACTACCAGTCATGACTTGCGTATTTGTTAGTGAATTACCAAATATATTAGATCCACTACTATATTCCTGTGATGCAGATACAGTTTGAACTATTAAAGTTTGAGCTATAAGAGTACCAGTAACAACTATATTTGAAGCTGTGAAGTTATTTGCAAATGAAGCGGTTTGAGCATAGCTTGAACTCACAGCTATTAAAGATGAAGAAGCCAAGATAGCAGAACTTGCAGTGAATGCGTAAGAAGCAGATGTTGCTATCAATGAAGCAGACGCAACTATTGCTGAGCTAGCTGTATAAGCGTAAGAACTTGATATAGCTATTAAGGAGGCTGATGAATTTATTGCACTAGACGCTGTATAAGCATAAGAACTGGAAATAGCTTGAGATGAAGTTCCAAATAAAGATCCTGTATGAATCCCTATAAATGATCCTGTAAAAGATCCAGTTCCAGAATAAGCTACACTAGAAGTATTAGCAAATGAAGCGCTAATAGCAAAACTTGCAGTGTATGAATAAGATGAACTTATTGATATTAAAGATGCGCTAGCATTTGTTGCAGATGACGCAGTATAAGCATACGAACTAGATATAGCTACCAGAGAAGCAGAGGCATTAATGGCAGAGCTAGCTGTGAATGCGTAAGATGAACTTATAGCACTAGACGCAGTATAAGCATAAGAGCTAGAAATGGCGTTTAATACATAAGAAGCCGTTAAAGCATAAGATGCAGTTGTTGCTGTTGTTGCATTACCTGAAATAGATGCACTTAAATAAGTTCCTGCTACCCATACACCTAATGAATCACTATATGTTAATGGATTACCATCAATAGAGATTCCATCAGTTACGTTTACATCAGATAATCCATTTAGTGTTTGAGTAATAGTTCCACCACCACCCCCAGATCCACCTATACTTCTAAATAATCCAGATGGTACTATTACATATGTAGCTGTATTTGTAAAATTAGCATTATTTTGTACTAATAAAGCTCCTAAATAAACAGCATTTGCCTGCGTATTAGGTGCTTCAGTAAATGTTTCAATATTTAAGTTAGCTAAGGCAGTACCTTGATCAGGATAAACAGCATTACCATAATATACTACTATTGCTTTAGATACTGAATTAGGAAACCAGTAACAACGTTGAATTGACCAGTTTCTATTAGAACCATTACCAGGTACAGAAGTTAATACACCATTATTTGAATATTGGGTTGGGTCAATTGTTGTAAAGCCAGAGCCTGCATTTGTATTATATACCCAGTTATTAGTACCAGATCCTGATTGGTAATATCTCCATATTTTAGATACGTTAGTACCTGAGTCTTGTATATAGCTAGGGTTATTTGGGTCTATTGGATAGTTTGTTCCGTCATCATAAGATGTTCCTGCTGAAACTATTAAACTACCTGTTGATGAACCACTTACTAGTAAATTAAATCCTGACAGTTTTAATGGACCAAATGCTTGAGTAAATACACTAACTCTTTGTTTATACCCATAAGCTAAAGATGGTTGTGTTTTTACACCATTAATAGTAGAATGATTTTGATGTAATACTAATCCTATTGGTATTAAAGTATTAAATTGTCCATCATTATATGGTATACCTTGAGTATTTATAGTTCCAGCAGATGTAATAGAAACAAATGATTGATCAAAAGAAGCACTCAAGGGAGCTATACTAGCTGATAGTGTAGGCCAGTTTATGTAAGTTATAATGGGGTAAGGATTACTACCAGTAGAAGCATTTAAGCTAACGAAAATACCACTACCGCTACTAACTGTATAAACAGTAGATGATGATTGAGATATAATACCTCCATTAAGTAATCCTGTATATAAATTACCTTCTAACCATCTTAAACGAGTTGTATTGGCATATCCTGCGCTATTTTGACTAAAATATAAATCTTGAGTTGAACCAGAAACGTAAATATAAGAAGCACTTACAGTCGTGTCTATATTTGTTGTTATTGGATTGAAACGAACATATCCATTTGTATCTATATTACCATATATTTTAATAGACGATGTTAATGAACCTGGCGATGATGATCCACTAATAATAATGCTTCCACTTAATATAGTATTACCTATCAGAGTATTATTGCCTATTTGTATTGTAGATCCAGTTACATTAAATGAGCCTGTTAATGTTACAGTTTGATTTAATGGGTTTAAATAAGATGCTGTAGAAGAAAATGAAGCACTTATTGTGTTTAAAACATAAGATGCAGTTTGTGCAGTGACTACATAAGATGCAGTTTGAGACAAAGAAGAGCTTATCGCAGAACTTGCCGTATATGAATAAGAACTAGATATTGCGCTTGAAGCAGTAAATGTATAAGAAGCGCTAATCGCACTAGAAGCGGTATAAGAATAAGAACTTGATATAGCATTTAATACATAAGATGCTGTTGCAGCAGTAAGAGCGTAAGATGCTGTCGCAACAGATCCACTTTGGGATACAGTTACATTGAATGTTGAACCGTCTCCTTTAGTAAATGTAATTGTAGTATTTAATACAGAAGCGGTCACTATACTATTTACTGACCAAGAAGAACTAATTGCAGAACTAGCTGTATATGCGTAAGAAGCAGAAATAGCTTGAGATGATGTTCCAAATAAAGATCCACTAAATCCTAACGTTGCTATTATTGATCCTGTTACAGTTAAACTACCGCTTATAATCGCAGATCCAGTATAAGGAAATGATGAAGCTGCTGCAGCATTTAGAGCATATGAAGCTGTTAATGCGTAAGAAGAACTTATCGCAGAACTTGCAGTATAACTATAAGATGAAGATATTGATATTAGTGAAGCAGACGCATTAATTGCACTAGACGCAGTATATGCATAAGAGCTTGATATAGCACTTGATGCAGTAAACGCATAAGATGCAGATGTGGCTACTAATGAAGCAGAAGCTAATATTGCACTAGACGCAGTATACGCATAAGATGATGATGTAGCTAAAGAAGAAGATATTGATCTAATTGCGTATGAAGCTGTTCCAAACAAACTTCCTGTCACGCCAGCAATAGCATTAATACTACCAGTAACAGTTAAGCTACTACTAATGTATATATTTAAGTTAGGCGCAATTTGAAATGAAGAGCTATGATCGCCTTGATATCCATTGAATAAAAATAAACTCTGATTTGGAGAATAATTACCTATGTATAAATTGGATCCTGTGTTATATAAATAAGCATCGTTAGGTCCTCCAGGTCCAAATCCCACAGTTCCATTAAAATTTTGACCATTAATACCTATATCAATGTAATTACCATTCTCATCACCATTATTTGCAGTAGCTACTATATCAGATGATACAGTATTACCTGCGTTTGTATTTTGAATATTAAGCTGTAAATAGTTATTTAAATTGCCTTTACCGCTAATTACATTGAATGAAGACGACGAAGATTGCCATACATATAGAGCTTCTGGATTTGCCGTAGTGTATCCTGTTTGATTAATTATTACAGTAGAAGCTGTTTGATATATTGAGCTAGCGCTTAATTGAGTAGAACCTGACCATAGAGCTAAATAGTTTGCTGTTCCTCCTTGAATGTTAGAAGAAGTTGCTGCTAATTGCGTATATGAAGCAGATGTTGCAATAGATGCAGTTCCAAATAAACTTCCAGTATGAGCTCCTATAAAAGATCCAGTAAATGAACCAGTACCAGAATATGCTACATTAGAAGTAATACTAAATGATGAACTAATTGCAGAACTAGCTGTGTAAGCTGATATAGCAGAACTTGCTGTATACGCGTAAGAGGCAGATAATACACTCATCGATCCTGTTTGATTAGATAATACTACAGGAATACTGTTTACACTTAATGATCCTGTAATACTAACTGATCCTGTAAATACTTGTGTATTTGTAAGAGAATTACCAAATACATTAGATCCGCTACTATATTCTTGAGACGCGGTTACAGTTTGAACTACTAAAGTTTGAGCAGTTAAAGTTCCAGTTACTAAAATATTAGATGCTGTAAAATTATTTGCAAACGAAGCAGTTTGAGCGTAAGATGAGCTTATTGATACTAAAGAAGCTGATGCATTTATTGCACTAGATGCAGTATAAGAGTAAGAAGCAGATGTTGCTATCAATGATGCAGACGCTAATATTGCACTAGAAGCTGTGTAAGCGTATGATGCAGACACAGTTACTAAAGAAGCCGAAGCATTTATAGCAGATGATGCGGTGTAAGCATAAGAACTAGAAATAGATTGAGAACTAGTTCCAAATAAACTTCCAGTGTATACTCCAACAAAAGATCCAGTAAAAGAACCGGTACCTGAATAGGTTACGCTTGAACTATTTGCAAATGATGAGCTAATTGCGCTTGAAGCAGTATAACTATAAGATGAACTTATGGCAATTAAAGATGCAGAAGCTAAAATAGCAGAGCTAGCAGTATAACTATAAGATGCACTAATAGATATTAAAGAAGCGGATGCATTTATAGTAGATGATGCAGTATAAGCATAAGAAGCAGACACAGCTTGAGATGAAGTTCCAAATAAAGATCCTGTAATTCCATTAGTAACATTTAAACTACCACTTACATCTAAAGAATATTGAGGATTTGGTTGATTAATACCTATTTTACCGTTAGCCGATCCAGAAGACACAGAATTTGTACTAAAATAAGATCCTGAACCAAATATAAGTCCTCCTATATTTATAGAATTAACGCTTCCTGAAGCAAGAGTAATTTCTGTTCCAATTATAATATTATTATTACCTAAATTACTATTAAAGCCTGCGTTATATCCTATAATATTAGAATAAGCAGATCCAGTTAATTTATATCCAGCATAAGGTCCTATTATATTTGAATAATAAGAAGCTGAAGAAATTGCTCCTGCGTACAAACCAATAACGTTACTTCCATATAGTCCCAATCCACTATATCCAGAATATGATCCTATTATAGTACCATAAATAGAATTAGAAGAAGAAATACCTGCACTAAATCCTATAGCCGTTAAAAAAGAAGATGAATACGCATTTAAACCACTTAATGCGCCTAAAAGAGTTGTGTTTGAAGCATTAGAAGCATTTAAACCTGCTTGATCACCTAAAAATACAGAATACGAAGCAGATGATGCTCCAAATCCGGCTAAATTTCCAATATAACTAGAGCTGTTTATAAAAGTTAAATTTCCTATTATATTTAAACTACCACTAATTATTGCAGATCCAGTGTAGGGAAAAGGTGATACATACCCAGATAAATAGCTAGCAGTTAGTGCGTATGAAGAAGAAATAGCTTGGGAAGCCGTACCAAATAAACTTCCACTATGTATTCCAATAAAAGATCCTGTAAATGAACCTGTTCCAGAATAAGCTACACTTGAAGTAATACTAAATGATGAACTTATAGCTGAGCTAGCTGTATAGCTATAAGAAGAACTTATTGCTATTAAAGAAGCAGAAGCATTTATTGCGCTAGAAGCGGTATAAGAATAAGAACTACTTACTGCATTTAAAACATAAGAAGCAGTTTGAGACAAACTAGAACTGATAGCAGAACTTGCTGTATACGCGTAAGAGGCAGATAATACACTTATAGAACTTGTTTGATTTGATAGAAGTACAGATATATTATTTACGCTAAGAGATCCAGTAATACTAACTGATCCTGTAAATACTTGTGTATTTGTAAGAGAATTACCGAATATATTAGATCCACTACTATATTCTACTGAAGAACTTATAGTTGTTACGACTAACGTTTGAGCTGTTAAAGTTCCCGCTACAGTAAAAGTGTTAGCAAACGATGAAGTTTGAGAATATGATGCAGAAAATGCGTTAATAGTGCTAGAAGCAGTAAATGCGTAAGAAGCAGATGTCGCTATTAAAGAGGCTGACGCTATTATTGCAGAAGACGCGGTATAAGCGTAACTTGAACTTATTGCGCTAGATGCAGTATAGGCATAAGAACTTGATATCGCATTTGAAGCAACGCTCGCGGTTCCTATTATGTTACCTAAAAAAGATCCACTAAATGAACCTGTAAAAGATCCACTTAAAGGGTATAATAACTGTTTACTTTTAATTGATGACATACTTATGCAAATTTACCTATACCGTATATTGTATCTGTTGATTCAAAACCGTATCCTAATGTTGATGGATCTATTGTTAACGTGCTAGTTCCATTTCCATTATCCACAAAGCTTACTATAGCATTTTTTTCTATATAAGTTGTATTAACAAAGAATGTGAAGTTATCCGAAGTATTAGCTGGAATTCCTGAAGGCGGGATAGCCCAACCTGAAAATACGGCCGTCGTCAATGATACGTAACTTCCCAATACTTGTTTATTTAAAAGCACATAATTAGCAACTAATGGAGGAATTACACCACTGTACGTTACATTTGTTATATTTGTTACATTCACAGAATCATTTGCGGCCACAGATGAGATAGTAGATGCTTTTGGTTTTGCTAAATTCGCTTGGAATTGTTCTACACTATTGGCGATTTCAAGTCCAAAAGATATGTTAGAAACACCAAAAACTCTAGTACCAGCTGCCATTTTTGCGTTTATAGAATCAGGTATTAAATATCCATTTAATTTTAAAGTAAATTGAGTTCTTACAGATCTATCAGTGCCAATATTATATTGTAAAGTCTCTTCAAAATTATCAATAGATGTATAAAATAAAAACTTATTTTTGTCTCCCCAGTAACTTCTAGATGCGAAGTTTAAAGATTCTATAAGTTTATCCATCTGCTCAACATAATATGTCCAGACTAAGCAGGTGTAGCTCACAGTAACATAGTCAGGAGTTACAGATACCATGTATTTTTTTGAAGGAACTCTTGAATTTAAAAGATTAAAATTAGAATATACGTTTCTTCTATTGTATCCTGCTTCAAAAAATTGAAGATTATGTGCTTGATTACCATCCAATTTAAAACCAAGTGCAGTATTCGGTTCTATTCCAGTTCTTCTAAAAAACATCATAGGCGCCATCATTTTTCCCGCTCTGTCTCTTAAATAACCCTCTAATTGAATATCTTTCCAATTCTCTTGATTACCATATAAAATAGGAACATTTACTCTAGATCCATTTTGTACTACAGATAGTTTTAATACGTTATCAAAATAGTATTTTAAAGCTTCGTCAAAATCTTTTATTCCAATTGAAAAATCTTTAGTGGTATCATTTTTTAATGTTCTTTCAAGCGCTCGATTTATTTCTGGCTGTCCTAATTTTTCGGGCTCAGAAAATACTTGATTCGGATTTCCTTCGCTAGGTAAATAGGGCATAACCAATTTATCCATGAACTCTTGTCTGTTCTGCGGTCTATTTACTTGGTTTGCCATTTACTATGTTCTTTGTTGTTGTATGTTAAGTCTATCAGGACTGGTATAATGTGCGTCTAATATTATTGAAAATGAAGATCCAAATTTATCTAACCCAGTGGAATAGCTATAATTAGGATCTTTACCTAATATTTTTTGATTTTCATTTACATTATCAATTTCATAATACATTTCGTTATACATTACTACGTCTCCAATTTCAGGAATAACATTTGCGGTTATTAAATGATCTTTAAAAAATCTAAATTTAACAGTTCTAATTATATCTGTTGATTGATCATTCCAATCTTGAGATCCATAATCACCTCTTTCTATTAAAGTCCAAAGTAATACAGGTCCTATATATTGTTTTTCCATCGCTTCACCATATACATTCGGTGGAGTATCAGGAAGCATAACTTTATAATATCCGCACTGTTGGCTAGCAACATTTTCTACGAATTCATAAGTTATTCCTTTGAACATTAATATGTCTCTAATAGATCCAAATATTGCCATATTATGTAATTATAGTATATAATTTATCTTTTTCACTTTCTCTAATTCTAATTATATTATATCCTTTTTTAATTGCTAGTTGATCTTTATACCTATCAATACGCCATTGATTTTTTAGTCTATCATTGATACAATCATCTAATTATAATGTTCTTTAGATCTATTATTAGCTATCTTTTTTAATTTTTCTTTATGATCTTTTGTTTTTTTTATTCCTTTTATAGGACATCCAAAATTTAAATTATAATTAATCGTACCAGCTTTATACTTTTCTCTAGTTTCTTCACTTAATAAAATCGCGTTTGGATATTTTATTAAGTATTCAGCAGATGTTATATTATGCTTACTCAAATGTTGATTAGTTATTATTTTATATTGCTTATTGCAAATTTTACATTCTACCATATAAATCCTCCACTTAATATAAATATCAAATAACTTCCTATATATATAAATAATGGTACTTGATTTAATGTGTCAGATATAGAAGCATTTTCTGATTGTTGTCTTTCTAATTGAGATTGTCTACTCATATCGGCTAAATCTTGTCTTAGTTTTTCTCTTAAAGAATTTTGAGCATCTTTTCCCTTTGAAATTAAATCTGCTCCATTCAAAGTAACTTCTGATCCTGGTATCGCTACCGTTGTATATTTTCCTCTGATTAATCCAAGAAGTTCAGATGCTAATGCAAGTGTGTATTCATAAATCCACTGTCTACCAGGTTGATTTATTTGTCCATATGTTATTGATCCATAAGGAACATTTGATGGATTTGTTATTAATCCTTGATTTGATCCATAAGGACTATTTCCAGATATACTAGATAAATCACTTTTCTTTGAATATTGTAACCAGAGTACTTGTCCATCTGAGTTTGGTACTGGAAATATTTTTAATTTATTATTTGTTAATTCAAACGAAAAAGCAGATCTTCTAACTTGATTAGACATTTCAATTTCTTGTATTCTTTGGATATCCCAATATACAGGAAATAGTTGAAAATTCAATCCGGGTGAATAACTCGCCCATCCAAAATTTTCTGTTGCTCCTTGATAATTTAAAGAACCTCCAATATAAGGATCGTAATATTGATTAATTGCAGGATCAGCATCATAAAATATTCTTTGAATAATCATTCTATCACTAGAAGATATATATCCATTTTGAATTCCCCAAGCTTGTAAATCGTACTGTTGTACACTTTGACTAAGATATAAAGACGCAGTATACCACTCAATCAATCCACCAACTCCAACGTAAGCTCCATAATTATCAGCAATATTTACAATAGAATTGATAGTTGGAACAACTAATTGATTATTCAATAAAGAAGCAGTAGATTCTCCTTCTAAAGAAAGATAATTGTCCTTTATTTTTGATTGGTATACTTCTTCACTATACACAGAAACTGCTTCTTCAAAACACGCATAAATTTGAGTATCTTGAAGTTCTACTTCCATCACAGGATACCCCAATTTAATAGCAACATAATTTGCTACTTTAGGACCATCTGATTGAAATTTTGTATCTCCATCATAAAATCCAAATGGAGTATTTCCAGCTATGGGTTGTGCGCTTCCAGTATATATGATTGGGTTTGCCATTATTTATTTTTATTTACCGTATTCTACTTCTAATATTTTTCCAACTAAATCAGATCTATGGTTTTCTTTTAAGTTAATATATTTAATTTCATCTATTCTATTAGATAATCCAATAACATATGTTAAACCATTAATTTCGCCTGTTGATGTTCTAATATCAGTTTGTTCATTATCACCATTTATTACTATTTTACCATTTTTACCCAAACGAGTTAAAATAGCTAACATTTCTCCTTTAGTTAAGTTTTGAGCTTCTTCAACAATTAAAATATCATCAATTGTTTTACCCCTAATAAACTGTACTGGTAATGCTTTAATTTTTTCGTCTTGTACTAATTTAGTTACTTCATTTTTATCAGAACAACACTTAGAAATATTTTCAAGTAAAGCTTCCATGTAAGGATCAAATTTTTCACTCAAAGCTCCAGGCAAAAAACCTAAACTCTTACCTACTTCAATTGCAGCTCTCGTGTTATAAATGCATCCAATTTGTTTCTTTTTTAAAAAATCCAATGCTGCTTGAGCACACACTAATGATTTACCACTTCCAGCTCTACCTGTTACTATAACTATTTGATTTTCTACTATTAATTTTTTTGCGGCTTTTTGTTCTTCGTTTAATTGTAATGCATTTATTGATTTTATTTCGCTTTTTCTTTCTCTATTAGGTTCTTTCATAAAAGGATTAAGAGTGATTAATAATAGCTGTTTATAATACTATAGGTATAAATATCAAAGTAACCAACAAAAAAATACCCCAATTAGATTGGGGTACTTTCTTTTAAGGAGTATGATAAATACTTTATCTATTACTAGACAATGTTTAAATCTGCTACTTGAACACCACCATAAAATTCCGGTCTGATCATCGTCATCGCATAGCGAGTCATGATGCCCTTGCGCGGAGTGAAAGTGGTAGGATCGTAAATCAATGGAGTCATGATCAATGGAACATAAGGAGAATATACAGCTCCACACTCAAGGAATTGATTACCTCTAAATCCTAATAGGATGAAGTTTTCCAACATGTATGGATTTTTGTAAACTTTGTAACGGCTATTTAAACTACCAATTTTCTGAACTCCGAATGCATATTTCATTGTATCTGCTGCACCGTCAGTATCAGCTGCAAATCCTGGGATTGACTCAAGGATTGTAGCCACTGCTGGAGAAACTACCATGAAGTTAGCACCACCACGTAAAGTACGTTGGTGAATCAAGTTAGAAACTTTTTGTAATTTAATACCAATTGTTTGGAACCAAGTCATCTGATTGTAATAAGCTCCTGCAGTGTTAGACTGGAAGAAAGTATTAGTTGGATCAATTTGGTTACCGATTTTAGCTGACCACTGTAATACAGTAGGAGCATTTTGAATTAACATATCCAATACCTCTAAGTCAATTTCCAAAGAAATGTACTCAGATAATAAACCTGTTAATTCAGCTTCTGCGTCTAAACTATGGTAAGCATTCAAGTCTTGAGCAAACTCTGGAGTCCACTGTGCTTTTAATTTACGAGTTTTAGCAGAAATTGTTTGGCTTCTCATTTGCACGTTTACTTCTGGGATATAGATCTGAGAAGGACTGTATGCGTTAGGAACAGAGAAACCTTGTGTAGCTGTTCTATCTTCAAAATCACCTCTTGCATTGAAGTCAGTCATTTTGTTATAGTACAGAGTAGTAGTAGCAGAACCAGTAATTTGGTTAGCTTGAGCTCCAGTTAAAGAACCAGTTACTACAAAAGTTAAAATATCAGTACCACCTTGAGCTGGAATTCCAGTGTATTTAGTAAACTGATTTAAAGTTGTAGCAACAGTAATTGCAGATCCTGAAACTAATTCAAAAGCTCTTACGCCATTGTAGTTAATACCAGGAACAGTTACAGATACGTTATTAACAGTAACAGTGAAAATTTGACCAGCAGCCAAAGAAGCACTATAGTTAGCATCAAAGTTAATAGCTGAGAAAGGCACTGCAGAAGCAGATGCAATCGCAGAAGCACTAATAGATGCACTAAAAGGGTTCAATGAATAGTTAAATGTACCTGCACCATATAAAGCACCAGAAGCAGCATTACCGAAGTTAGCTGTATTAGCACCATATAAAGAACCGTTATATCCAAAAGGAGAAGCAGTTCCATTAGCACCTCCGTATTGGAAGTCTAAGAAGAATACTAAACCAGCAGGTAAGTTCATTGGTTGAACTGAAACGAATTCCTTCGCAGCAATTTGTCCAAAGATTTTTCTTACCAATGGTAAAGCAACTCCAGCCCATTGTTCACCAGTACCTGGTGTAAAAGTAGCACCGTTTGCTTGAGAAACGTTACCGTTTGTTTGAGAAGTTTCAACGATTAATTGTTTCGCTTGATTCTCAAGGATCATCGCCATGTTATTGCGATCGTAGTCTTGCAGACCTTCTAAAAGACCTGACTTGCCCCATTTTTTAGCTAATCTCTGAGCAACCGTAAAGGTAGCTTGAGCAGCATTTTGAGCAGACTCATTTAGTAATGATTGTACTAAGTTTGCCATAATTGTAATTTAATTTTTTATTTTAGTATTTTTTAATTCCCGCCAACTGTTGCATTCTTGTAACAAATGGATCTGCGTCAGTAATATTCTGTTTTGGTGCGTATCCAGCTGGTTTAGATGCAAAACCGTTATAGCTTTCTCTAAGTTGTTTTTTAGGAGCAGAGATAGATTCATTTAATGTAGCAAAGATATTTTTAACTTCTTTAACATTTGATGCTCTATCAAAAGCACTAACAACTCTTTTCTTTTGTGATTCATTCAAAGATTTAGCTTTGAATATTTTGTTCATGTAAAGAAGTTTAGCATTTAAAAGATTAACTTCATGTAATGAGCCTCTAAGTTCTTCGATAGCTTTTTTAGCTTCTTCGATTTCTTTTTTGTGCTTTCTTTCTTCCATTTTTCTTCTTTCTTCAACTTTATGTTGATGTTTACGCTCTTCAACTTTATGCTTTCTTTCTTCTAATTCTTCTTCAAGATCTTCTTCTCCAAGAATTTCGTCAAGATCAGCATCGTTTTCTTCGCCTTCTTCATCACCATATTCACTTTCTTCTCCACCTTCTTCGCCTCCGATAAATGGAGCTAAAGCTTGTTTAAGTTGGCCAAAAGTTAGAACGATTTCTTCATCGTCTTCACCTTCTTCAGATTCTTCGTCACCGAATTCATCTTCTCCACCTTCTTCTTCGCCTTCTTCTTCATCATCTTCATGCATGTAACCTTCTTCTTCTTCGTCTTCTTCAAGACCATCATTTTCTTCTAAGTCTTCATCCATTTCTTCAAGTTCTCCTAAGATTTCTTCAAGAGATGATTCATCTAAATCTTCTTCAAGATCTTCTTCTAAGTCTTCTTCAAGATCTTCTTCCATGTGATGACGCTTTTCTTCCATTTTCTTTTTGCGCTCTTCCATTTTTTTACGATGTTTACGCTCTTCCATTTTGTGAGATTCTTCCATTTCTTCGTTTTCTTCTAAATCTTCTTCAAGATCTTCGTGTAAATCGTCTTCGATGGCAGTTTTTTTGTAACCTTTAGGAAATTTTGGATGTTGAGAATAAGTTTTTTCTTTTCCAGGACCATAAGCTCCAGGAGTTTTTTCTTCTTCTAAATCTTCTTCCAAATCTTCTTCAAGATCTTCACGCATTGATTTTTTAACAGCCTCTTCTACTTGAGAAGAAAATTGTTCTTGCAATGTTGCCTTTGCGTTAGCGATAGCGCCAGCTCTTAATGCTTTTGCATCAGCGATTGCCTGTGTGTACAAGTTTTCTTGCATTTTAATAATTGTTTGTTTGATTCCGATTGCTTATTGAGATTGAAGCAATATGTGTATTTTATACGAGTAGCGTTACATTGTAGATTTGTGGTAACGCATATACGAATAAATATAGACTTTTTTTGTAAAACGTAAGTTTACTAAAAAAATATTTAATTTATGCAACAAATACCGCTAACAGAACATATGATATCAGAGATCATTCTATTTGCTCGACTATATTTGTCTTCTAGTTTTATGTTTCTATCGTAAGACTCTTGTAAACCTCGATTATTTACTGGTTTCATGTAAGCTCCATAAGTTGAAGGTGTAGAAACAAAGTCCCAGCATATTAGGTCAAGATCGTCTTCAACTTTAACAATACCTTCTCCAATTGGAGAAACTGATCCCATAGCTCTAGATGAGATCCCAACAGTTATATTATTTTCAAATAGTTGTCTTAATATATTCCCAGATGGAGTTGGTAATATTTCTATTTTACCGTAAAGATCTTTTCCTTGCCACCAAAGTTCTAATATATTGTGACTAACGTTTTTTAAATTAATTACAGAAGTATCTGGATGATCTAATTCTCCTAGAGCTCTATTTTCAGTAATTGGACCAGCGATATATTTTTCTACCTGTTTTTCTAATATTTCGTACGGATAAATTCTTTTATTCGCGTTTGGTTTATCGCTAGCCTGTACTTGACCAACAACTACCATGTTGCCATGTATATTTTTTCTTCCTTCTGATAAATTAGATATAGGAAGAAATAATGAATGCTCTATTAATAGTTGTTTCATAATTAATTTACTGAAATTACTTTAGCTGAATTAGCACCTGATTTTTTATATTTTTCTAATGCTTTTTCTCCTTGGCCTGATGGAACAGTCGCTAAAGTCACTGGGTTTCCAGATTCTCTATCATCTGCTTGTACAACATCTTCGGATTCTTTTTTAATTTTTTTCTTACCCTCTTTTAAATTATTATTTTTAGAAATTTCTTTTAATTTCTTAAAAACTTCTTTCATTTTATCTTCCTTTCTAATAGATGTTGCACCAACATTAGGAAGTTTACCAAAAACTCTATCTCTATACTCTTTATCATTCTCAGGAGTTTCTTTGCTTTTTATTGGAGATAATCCATCTAGACTAATTCCAGAATAAAACATTCCACCTTCAGAAGATTTTATTAATGCTTGAACTTTTCCATATTGATCCTTTTTGAATCCTCCGATAGTTACTTTTTTACCTCTATCATCTAATACTTCTTGGCCAGTTGTAAAACTATTACCTTCACTATTTTTTACTGGTTCTGTAATTATATCTTTTTGAACTTCATCTCTTCCTCCAAGTTGATGTTCTATTACATTTACTTGTCTTGTAATTTCTATAGGCTGTCCTTGTTCATCTGTGACCTCTAATTCTAAATGTAAAGTGCCGCCTTTAATATCTTTTATTGTGCCAGATTCACAACCAAAAGCTTTTCTATCTGTATCTGGTAAAGGTACTAATTGACCTATTCCAAATTTATGATGAGTGTCCTCGTTTAACTTAACTTTTTTTTTAAAAATGCCACCAAATAAGCTTTCAACTATCTTTTCTTTTTTAGTTTCTGGCATTACTTCAGCAATACCTTTTGCTTTTTTGGCATGATAAGTTAATTCTTTAACGCCTTTTGGTTTTCCTTTTTTATTTTCAGTTTTAGGAGCATGTTGAGCTTTATGAGTTTCTTGCCCTTTAATCTTTCTCATCTGATTCTTATCATCACGAGTATTTTCTTTTTTAAGAGGTACCATTTTAAGTGATTCATCTTCTTTCTCGATCTGTTTTGAATTCATAAACTCGGTTTCTCTATATGCCATTGGATCAGAAGCCATTTTTTTAGCCACTTTAGATCTAAGTTTAATATAAATAGACTCATCAAATGGCTTATCACCCCATTTATTTAGTTCAAATTCCATTGCTCTTTTAAATCTATAAGGATTTAATCGATCTATAGTAGCAGTAATTTCTTGATTTTCTTTTGACCACTCTTTAATAATACCTTTGTTTTTAAGAACTTGTTCAGTATCTTTAAAAGACATTAAATTAGTGATAAAAGGTAAATTAATATCTCTACGTACTTCGTATAAGAACTTAGATTCAGTTATTTTACCCTCTTTTAATTGTTTGTATAGATCTATGGTTGTCATATTCAATAAATATTCAGTTATCTTCCTTGACCTTTATAGGCTTTTGGTCTAGGAGAATGTTTGTTGAAAGATTTTTTTGCTTTACCTATTTTTTTCTTTCCGAAACTTTTTTTTGTGCCATCTGAGATTGCCATTAACTTAATTTTTTAATTTGTTTATACGCTTCCGCAATTTTTGTTTTTAATTTTTCTATCGTTTTTTTAGTATGACTTTTTGCTTCATGCATACCAGAATTTTGATAAGGAAATTCTTCTTTGAGTCTTTTTGAATACTCTAATATTTTATTAACCTCATCTATTTTCTTTCTAACTAACTTAATAGCTTCATGAAATTGTTGAGATTCATTTCTTGTCTTTGTTTGTTTTTTAAAACTAGAATAAGATTCATTTAATGATCCTTCTTTCCATAGATCTTTATAAATAAATCCACCTTTAGTTGATCTATTTGGAATTTTAGGAGCATTTTTCCAACCTGTAATATCTTTAGATTCTTTTTTAATTTTCTTTTGATAAGGTCCAGCGTATTTCTTTTTTGGAACATCTAATCCAGGTAAATATGCTTGACTTGCTGATGTAGTAGATCCACCCAAATCTTCTTCTAACTCTTCCTCTCTAAGTTTTTGAGTAGCAAATTGAACTGAAAATGTTTTTTCTGGGGATTTTTTTTTCATTTAGTTAATTGATTTTAGTTCATCAATTAAATCGTAGTACTGTAAAATTCCTGCGATAGTTTCATCTTTTACTCCGATATTTTCTTTTATTGGAGTAATTAATTTAATTACTTCTGTAAGTTTTATTTTTACTACCGGACTTTCTACTTTATTTGAGAGAGATACCAATTCTTTTTTTATTGAGGTTAATCTTTTATTTAAAGATTCTTTTAAAGTTTGAGTATCTGAAATGCTCTCTATATATTCTTTTAAAACTGCTTTTTGTTTTGTTGAAAGAGTTCCATATTTTTGATTAAATTTTTCTACCAATATTTTATAGGTCATTAATCTAATTTCTTTGTCTTCTTTCATTAATTCATCCACTAAAGAAGAAGGAACTTTTTTATCTTTTATGTTATCTTTGCTAATCCTTTCTAAAAGATTAATTTTATTAGCAATAATTTGTTTTGTATCAGATTGTTCACTATGATTAGATTCAAATATTGTATAGGCAGATGCATAAAATTTATAATGATCTACTTTTGCTTTAAAGAAATCATTTAAATCATAATGTTTTTTAATTTCTTTAATTAAATTGTATTTTAATCTATTTAAAGACTGATAATCAATTTTTTTATGTTGATCTATTACAGTGGATATTAACACTTCTGCTTTAGATTCATTCAATTTTTTACTAGTTGCTAGAGTATTATACAAATTATATTCTTTACCAAGATCTGTATTGGTAAAGTATTTTTTGAGTATTTTAACTGCTTTAGAATCTTTATTTTCTAAAAGATCAGCTGTTGTCTGTCTAACTAGTAATTCAAAAAGAATTCCAGTATTACGGTATTTGCTATGTTTTACGGGCATAATGTGTGTAAATCGGCTACCAATAAATATGCTATTATTTTTATCAGTCTTCTAGTATATTATCTTCATCTAATGTACTAGATTCAAATAAAGTTGTCTTTCTACTTGGAAACATTTTTTGTAAAGAACTTCTATGTTGTAAATATAAATTCATAGTATCCCTACTTTCTAAATTTAAAGGACCACCCTTAAATTTTGGTTTAAAACTATCTTCTCCAGTCTCTGCATTAGCTTTTAAATCATAAGATCCAAGTCTATCTCTTCCAAATGGAGAATCATCTGTTTTATAAGTAGATTTATATTTTTGAGGTCTTCCAGATATTTTAGTAGGTCTATTTGGATCATTTTCATCGTATCCTGATGGAACATCTAAATTACCATCTCCTTTACCGCCATATAAACTTGCTAATTGATGTGGAGTTCCAAATGCTTGACCGGTTTCTGCTGGATCATTTCCCTCTTCTTGAATTTGATTATATCTAAATACTCTTTTTTGATCTTCAATAATCATATCTTCCATTTCTGCAAATTCATCTTCTGACACTTTTAGGATATTTTTCCACATGTAATCCCTTGGTAAACTCTTAGCTTCCATAGCTTGATTCATTAAATCAACTTTTTCCTTCAACATCGCAACCCTTTCTTGATCATATATGATAGAAGGTCCAGTTAAACTTAACTGAAAATTAGCTACTGATTCATCTGTATAACCATTTGCATATAAATGAACTAATGCGATTTTTTTAAGTTCTGATACAATTATTCTTTGAATTCTTTCTATTGTTCTTGCAAAACGAATATCTTCTGCTGCTAAAGTGGCTTTACCAGTTAGATCTTTTTCATATCCCATGAAAGCTTTAGGTATTTTAAGAGCAGCAAACACTTTTTCTCTAAAGTATTGTACGTCTTCAATACCATTATAAGTTAATCCAGGTATTGTTTCTATTTTAGTAGAATCTTCATTTCCTCTTCTTGGAACAAAATAATCTTCTAACATGTTTTGTACATTGTACTTCATGTTATAATCGCCAGTATTAGGATCAACAAGAGGAGTTTTTTTCATCTTGTTCATCATTCTTTGCATATAGTTTTCAACCTCAGCAGGTGGGATAGCTCCCACATTAACATAATATGCTCTTTTATCAGGTGCTCTTACAATCCTATGAATAAGCATTGCGTCTTCTATAAGAGTATATTGCTTAAATAATTTTCTTGCGTTTTCTAAATAAGATTTTCCATATGGTAAATAATTCACATCTCCAGTAAATCTAAAGTGAGCCATTTCATAATTATCGAACCAAACTCCAACGTCTTGATTATTATATGCTGATGAATAACCCGTAGTAGATCCTAGTGCAGCATTAGGATCAAATTTAAATCTTACTTCATTTGGATTATGTGGATTAAAACCTTCTTGTCTAACAATATTATAAGCAGAAAAAGGAATTACATTATAAATTCCAAATTTTTCAGATATTTCTAATTTTAAATAAAAATCTCCATATTTACAAAAATTTCTTACCCACCCCCAAAGATTAAATTCTATATTAAGTATAGAATAAAATAATTGTTCTAGTATATTTTGAATATTTTCATCAGCAGATCTAATCTGTAATAAAATTCCATTTTCATCTTTTAACGTACACTCATCAGCTATAATATCTAATGCTGAAGATATGATTGCATCTGTATCCATTGAATCATAATCAGCGTATATTTGTACACGGGCTGATTGATAATTTTGTGCTAAATTTAAATTGACTCCGTAAGCAGTAGAAGTTGTATAAACTTTATGAAAACGATCAATTAAAGAATTGGTTTGTATAACACCATTTGCTTGAATGTTATCAGGATCCATTACAGTAATCCCAGTTCCTCCTTTAGTACCAGTATTTCTAATAATTACATCAGTAGAAAAAAGTCTTCTAAGTGATGCAAATAAATTGTCTTTTTTTATTTCAGGTTGTGCCATAATTATTTAGTTATATAAGCCAAGTTAAATCTTGTTGATAATCTCCTCCTGGTGCTGATATTTTCATACTCCAAGGATTTTGAGCATTATAATTATTTGCTGCATAAAATCCTAAATCAGCAGAACTTTTACCAACATTAGTTATTGCAGCAATAGTTAAACTATCAGCTGTTTTTTTGTATCGTACTGATGTCTCTCTTAAAAACATTGCAATCGCAAATGCCATTACTAGATCATCATTATATCCTTGCATGGCTTGTTGCTTACCATTTTTCCAAATAAACACTCTTAATTCATCTAATAATCTTATTGATCTAATTGTTACATGTTTATTTTCTATATAGTCTCTCATTTTTTCAATAACGTTTAATCTAATTTTAGTCGCCATTGTAAATCCTGGTACTAATGTATGATTTCCATTATGGACTGAGAGATATGTTTGAAAATCAGCGCTATTGTCAGCTCTGTGACTGTAGTGCATGTTAGTATATCCACTTTCTAATACAGATTGAATTACATCCCATCCTATATTAGCGTTTTCTATCACTAATAATGCACGATTATATTTTGTGGCTATAGATATTAATTCATTTGCAAAATATCTAGTATCTATTTGAGCTTTGTATTCTGCTACTTGCGTTAAAGTATCTACATCAATTACATGATACGCAGAATAATCCATCCCGTCTCCTCTGGCGACGTCTGCTACAACCATATAGTATTTCATAGGATCAGGAACTTCCCACACCCAGAGAGCTCTATCTAACACCCCAATATCAATTGGTTCTTTAATCATGTTCTCTGAATACCAATTTAAAATTTCTGGTTCAATTACTGTATTACCTGATGTTGCGAAGTCGCAATTATGGGAAACTATATCATTTGAATAAAAAATGCTTTCATTATTCACATTTACTAGATCATACAAAAATATTTCCCCGCTTTCTAAAGTTTTGCTTAAAACAACTACTTTGCTATTATTTTTGCCATCTAAAAAAGATCCAATCTCTAAATCATACACAAAAACTTCAATTCCATCTCTAATAAACTTATGATTAGTAGAACACTTAATACTTTTTCCGTTAGAAAATACAATATTATAGTACGCGTCTTTTTTTAATGCCCTTATAGCAGAGAAAGATTGAAATCCTGATGGCGTTAGTACTTTGTATTTACTATTTTTTACGAGTTCTATCATATCTTTATTCTATAAAATTTTTAGAATGTATGTCTGAATATAGATCATGTAAAGATATAATTTTTATCTCTTTAGTCAATTCATCTAAAACACATATTTCAGAATCTCCAGCGATGCAATCACACTCTTGTGCTGCGTTTCTTACGCCTAAATCGATATCTTGTTGCTTTCTCCACTCAATGTCTCTTTCAGGATGTACTGTCCAAGGTAAAGATATAGGTAAAAATGCGTTTTCTTGTTTTTGTGCTTTTGAGTATGTTGCATGAAACCAGTTACCAACACCATTTGGAGTCGATAAAGCTATACACCCTCCTCCAGTAGCCAAAGTCATCTTAGCAGCTGTGTAAATTGTTTCGATATTATCAATGAATGCAGCCTCATCTATTACTAGTAATGATACAGCTTCAGAACGACCAGCGTCACCCGCTGCAGATACTGCTTTAATTTGAGAACCATTGCTTAAACTAAGACTTAATTGATTATTTGAAGTTGATTTGGCTATTTTTTTCATCCAATCAGGTAAATTATTGTAAGCAAATCTTACTTTAGTTACCATGTTTTTTGCAGTTTCCTGCTTAGTCGCAATTACAAGAACGTTTTTATCCCTTTGAAACATCATTAACCATAAAGAATAAGCAGAAACTAGTGTAGATATTCCTAATTGTCTTGACTTATTAATAATCGAATCAGAATGTTTTTGAAATAATTTCAGTACTTGTTCTTGAAAAGGATAGAGATCGAACATTTGTCGACCTCTTTGAGGATGTTGAATCATATAAAATTTCTTCATGAAATACACTGGGTCTGTAGCGCATTTCAAGTATTCATCTTTTATACGTTCTTTTATATCTATATTATCATTCTTAATTTGCATATTTAAAATATAGTCCTCCTGTTTTATTAATTTTTTTAGCGCATACTTTTATTATATTAGAATAATAAATAATTTTTATATAATCATCTAAAAGTTGTTCATTAATGTTATTAGACATTAATTTTAAATACTCTTCTTTAATTCTATCTTGTATGTTTATTCCTTCAGCAGCCATATTATTTATGAGTAGCAATCAATACTGCTCCTGCAGCAATTCCTAAAACTATTGTTTTAATTTTTTGATTTCTAATTGATCTATTTGCTTTTTTAAGACTTATTTGTAGACCTCCAACTTCTTGTTTGTATGTATCTATTTGTTTTAGATGCAAATCAATAATAGCTTGATCATCTGATTCTTTTTTATTAAGAACACTAATGACTTCTTCTTTATTTGTAATAATATCTGTTTGCACAGCTACTAAACTATCTGTTTTAAATAATATGCTTTTAGTTTTATCATATTCTAATAAATCCACTATTGCTGCTTTGGATACTGGTAAGGGCAATCTTGTTGTGTCTTTTGTAAAAACATTATAAAGTTGTCCGTATCTGTTTAAGAAGAAACTATCGGCTTCCATTGGAGTATATATCTTAATAATTTTAATTCTTGAACTATCATGTTTTAAATTAAAAATTGCTCTTTTAAGATCAGTAGATTCACCTTGAAGTTGATCATTCCAGTCTTCTAAAAGAAATATTCTATTTTGTAAAGAATCATTTTTAAGGCTAAAAAAAGTAATTTTATCTTGTAAAGAATCAATTTTTACTATATATGGTTTAGTATCAAATTTCTTTTCTGGCTTAAAATAATAAACCAAAAACGCAACTATAATGACTGATAAGACAGATACAATGATTGTTTGTTTCATAAAAACTATTTATTATAAATATGTAATTAATTTGATTCGTCTATAGAAGATCTTTTAGTCTTATAAAAAGATACAGACTTTTCCCAAGATAATTGAGAATGTTTTAATCCATAAATGTAATATTCTTTTTTACCATCAGCGTAAATCCATGCAGGACCATCTATTGAATGTGGCTTAGCAGTTTCTCCAGGAATTTCTACTAAATGTATAGTATTACCATCTGTAGTTGTGATGATTCTATATTGCGGTATATTTGACATTATAACTTGTTTAAACAAATATAACCCGGTCTTACGACCGGGTATAATTTATCTTTTATGTATTAAAGAATTCTGAAAGCTAATTTTTTAACTCCTGGATTATATGCTGATAATGCTGAATCAAATTCAAATTGAGAACTAGAAAAACTCTTTAAGTTAAAATTAGCTGTATTTTGTTTAACATTCATTGTTAAATACAATTGTTTAACTTCAGATTTACTCATTATATCAGTTAAAGCTTTTTTATAAACTTTATCACTATTTAAATAAGCAGCTACATAATTAGCTAATGGAGCAGTTAAGATTCCAAAATATTTTTTAGGAGACAAATCTCTCCATTTTAAAGGAAAGTTTGGAGATTTTTGTATTAATTTAAAGAAAGATCCAAACTTCTTTTTTATAATATCTTCTTTTTGTTGATCAGTAGTGGCTGATTTTAATAATTTTTGCACATAAATATTTAAATTATCACGATCAATATCTTGAGCAGGTATTTTTACTATCTGTGATAATTTTTCAAGACCATCTAAATTTAGCATTTTTGCAACTTCAATAGGTCCTTGAATTGCATCATTATAGAAAATAGTTTGAAATATTTTGTATAATTTTTTTTGCCCTAGTGTCGTTAATTGATCTTTTTTAAGATTTTTTATAGTATCAGTTATAGTTGCTGCGGCGCCTTTATTGTATTTAGAAGATACATTATATCCGTCTAATATAAAATCTGCTAAAGGATTTGCTTCATCCGCAGGAAAGCTTAACCCCGTTCCTGGATCTTTCACGCTATTTAATAATACTATTGCTCCTAAACATTCTCCAAAATCAGAACCAATCATTCCTAAGTCTTGTGAACTGACTTGCGAAATAGCTTTTTTAGTTCTTTCACTTAATTGAATAGGTTCATTATATTTTGTAATTTCTGATACATCTCTAAATCTACCTTTTGGTGATTTTGCTAATACATCATCTACTAAACTATCTAAAAGTTCTACTAATTTTGGATTACTTGTAACTGATGGTATATTATTTTTAATTGTAGCAGCTAATGTAGAAGCTCGTTTAAATGACTTAGAAGTAAGACCTAATTTATTTGGAGTTAAAGCTTTACCTTTTGTACTAGCGCCTTCTTTCATAGTACTAATCACAAATACAGACTCTCCCTTCTTATAGTTATCGGCATCTTTTATTAATTCAATTTTATATGTAGGATAAGTACCTGATTTAGACTCACCTTGATTTTTTTGAAATTCAGTTATTTTAAAAGTTCCTTTAGGTAATAATTTACTTAAAGTTTTTTCAATTACAGATTGCGTATCGCTTGATGTTTTAAAATCAGTTCTTAATACTGGGCCTCTATTACCCTTATTTTCTGTTGATACTTTAAATCCGGCATCAGAGATTGCTTTTTGAATAGCTTTGTAAAGGGTTACTGTTTTTTCTGTGTTCTTTTTCATTTGATTTGTTTTTGGTTTAGAAGGTAAATTTACTTCTTTTACCAATACCTTAATCATTTCTTGATCATTCACAGAAAATTCTTCATTGGTTATCAATAATAAATTTTTTAACATATTGATTTTCAATGCTGATTCTTTTAACGATTCTTCACTTTCTGGAGCTGTTTCTTCTCCTGTTTCAGTGGTTTCTGTGCCTTCCTCACCTCCAGTTTCTGTAGTTTCTGCACCACCTCCAAATCCACCGCCGCCTCCAGTAGATCCTCCTCCAGTTTCTGGACGAGTTCCTTGTTCTGCTCCTTCTGGGCCTTTGCTTTTTAAAGGATTTCCAAACTTAAGAAGTCTAGCTATAGCTTCCATAGCTCTTTCTTTTATACCTATATTATTTAAATAGTATCTTTTTCCTGCTATATTTGCTTCATATATATTTTTCCCCATATATTTTATAAAGAAAAATTGACCATTATGTAATACAATTTTAAATGTAGTTGGTTTTGGAGCAATAACAAAAATTGCTGTCAAATACTGTTTAAAGTCGTTGCTCATTAATTCAACTAATGTCTCTCTTAACCCATGATATTTACGTATAATAAATCCCATAGGATCCTCTTCAAATCCTTCAGGTTTTTTAGGTTTTTCATTTGGTTGCTTTTCAGGATCATTTGGATCTGCGTCTGCTTCCAATAATATTTTTAATATGTTATTATTATCTATCATCATGGTGTTAAACTAACAATTATTCTGTAAAATATAAATCAGCCTCTGCTATTCTTCTTCTTTCTAGTCCTGCAACTTCTTCACCAGACGCTCTATCCCATCTTAAAAATTGATTTCTAATATCAGGATTATTTGGATTAGAGTTAATTTCTTTTAAAAGCGTTGAACTTTCTAAGGCGCCTTCTCCTAAATTATACTCAAAACTAATTATAGCTCCCCATTGATTGGGAGTTAAATTAGCATGAACTATGTTTGGTAAATGAGAAGTTTTTACATTTACTTCCCACATAAGAAATTCAATTGCTTGATCTTCTGTAATTTTAGGATCTCCTACTTTTACATGCTTACCTCCTAAATAAGTTGGAGGATATTGTATAGTACCATATCCTATAGTATCTACTCCAGGAGGATCTATTAGATCATGATATGCATTTAAATAAAGACCTTCAAAAGACTTAATTAAATTAATGCAATTACTATTTGCTACCATAATTATTTATTTTTAGTATAACTGTTTTTAAATTTTTTCTTTCTCTTTCTTTTAATATTTTCAAAAATATTATCTAAACTCATATCATCAGTATGTTCAGGTTCTTCTTCTGGCTCATTATTATCTAAATAAAATCCATCTGCGGCTTCATCTAAAAATGTACCAGATTTAGTAATATGATCTACTATCCATGCTGGGATTTCTTCCCCGCTATGAACTTTTTCTAATAATTCATTTACATTATCTAAAATATGTTCTAATGTTTTTTTAACCATAAAAACGGTATCTTCACCTTCTTCTATATATCCACACTCTTGACACTTTCCTTCATACATTGCAGGAACTCCACATTCTTGGCACATTCCGTATTCTTGTTCTTCTCTATGAGGATCATAATCTTTCATTCCAATATGAACAGAATCTTCTTTTCTTTTAGGAAATTTAGCTACAATAGTATCTTCTATTTCACCAGGTTGATGACCAAATTCTTTAAGGAGGGCTAATTTTAATTTAGTACTAGTTTTCATGTTTATTTTATTAATATAAATATTGTGATATTACCATGCTCTACAGCTCCAATAATTAGCACGATCTCTAGGCCCTGGATTTTCGCAGTGGTGACGTGCTCTATAAGATTTTCTATGTTTCGGTAAATGTTTTTTTATTGCTACACCTTTTTGACCAAAATTAACTTTAACCACATTTCCTTTTGCATTTTTAACATAGACAGATCTTTTTTTAGGACCATCAGGAGTAAGAAATGGTTTTCCTAAAGTAACAGTTTTACCATGATACTTTGCTTCTTGTAAAGAATTCCAATGTTTTTTGATATATTCATATAAACATTGAGGACAAAAATGATTAGTTTCAATCATTATTTCTTTTTTTCTTCTTTTTTATGTTTTTTTGATCTTTCTACTCTTTCAAGTTTATCCATTAAATCATCTATTTGATGAGCTAAATGAGCAATATGTTCTTTGTGAGATCTAGCATTTTTAGGATCTTCTTTTGCTAAATCTACATGATCTTTTCTTTTCTTTTCTAAAGAATCAATAGTATGAGTGATTTTTTTAGCAACATGATCTTTCTTTTTTTCTACCTCTTCTAATTTTTTAAGATGTTCACCATGAAGTTTTGTAGCCGTTTTAAGTGCGTGTTCTCTGCTAGGATGTAAACTATGCACTTCTTCTGCCATTATAGAATGAGGAGCTAATCCTTTTAAAGGATCAATTTCTTTAATCATTCCTGCTACCGTACAACCTTCATGAGGATGAACAACAGCATGAATTTCTCCTATATGATTTTCATATTTAGGTTTTTTCTTTTTATTTGGAAGACCTTTATGCTTTGTAGAAGCAAAGTCTGTTGCTGATGTTTTTGTCATTGATTTTGCTAACTTTGCGACTTTAGGACTTGCGGGTTTTTCACCTTTTTGTGCGGCATGTACCATTCCCATTAGGCGTTGTTGAGCTTTTGATTTTGAAGGCATCTCTTGAGATTTATTTATAAATATGTTATAATTTTACTTTCTTTTGTTCTTCTATCCATTGTTTAACTTCTTCATACATTTTACTTTTATTACCTTGTGACCAACTTTCTATCTCTCCTGCTTCTGATACAAATGAATCTTTTTGATTTAACCAAGCTTCAATAGCTACTTCTAAATCATCTAATTCTGAATTTTTATTAGCGTTTCTTTGTTCACTAACATACTCTTCCCACTTTCCTTGTCTTTTGATTTCTCCTTCCATGTCTATGGTACAATCAAAGCATATTTTATGAATTCCGTACATTTTTTTGTTCAATTCGTCTGCTTTCATAGGTTTTTGACACTTAGGACAACATAGAGGGAATATAGCCAAACTCTTTAATCCATCAAGCTTTGTAATTGTTTGCTTTAACCCATTAGAGATTGTCCATGAGCGCCCATCTTCTTCCCAGATATCTCCCTCTTGATGATCTTGAGTCTTTTTTTCCCAACCAGCTAATACTTGAGTTTTATCACCTATTTTTTTGGTGATAATATTTCTCATTCTTTGCACATCTTTCTTTGAAAACTCTCTTTTCAAAACTGTTTCTTTCATATTCTTTATTTTATTAATTCAGCAAAGATATTTTTTTTAACCCCTTCGTATATTAGTTCATTTTTCTTACCAAATTCTCTCATTAATATTCCAGCCACTATGTTAGCTTCATCTTCTACATCAGATCCAGTTTCTCCTGACTTAGCGTATAATAATCCTAATTCATTTTGTCTATGATGTGTTAATTCATGACCTAAAGTACGTAAAGAATCTGCTAAATTTCTATTTGCAATATACATTACTATTGAATTTTTAGCATCTGTATATTCTCCAAAACTGTGTCTAGCTAATACCCAACTTTTATCATCTATAAAAGTTATTTTAGGAAGGTTTTCTATCTTTAAATGATAAGATGCAAAATCTATAAAATCTTCTATTAAATTTATTCTTTCTTGAGTAGTCATTATCTTGTAAATGATGTTTCTAATCCTCTAACTATAAAGGATCCAGTTATTTTAAATGGTTCGTTCGCAATTGCTTTATCTCTTACAACTATGCCCTCTTGTTTATCAACCGGACCTAAAGGAGAATTCATAGATTTTAGTAATGAATCTCCCAATTCCATAGTAGCTTCATAAATTACAAAAGAATCTATAGCAACTTTTTGGTCTTTAGGATCCGCAATCAAATCAGTTATAGGTGTTCCTTTTTTAACAGCTAAAAATACTTGTTTACTTAATGCGTCTACTGTTTTACCGTCTTTTAATTTTAATTTAAGACCTTTTGTATTATTAGCTTCACTTAACCACTGTTTAAGAGATTTAGTTTGCTTATTTTTTCCATCAATATTAACAGTATAATTTTTAGAAAGAGCTAATCCATAGTTTGGAGTTTTTTCTAATTTAGCAGGAATTGAAGATAGTATTTCGAATCCATATTTTTTAGCCACTGGCTGCATTTTAGTGATCATGGATTCTAAAACATCTTTAGAGTATGGAATTTCATGAGTTGATCTTGATTTTTTTCCTGGATTTTGAGTTATTTCTAATAATCCATGTATAGCTAAAAAGTTTTTACCATAATCTTGCACATTTGTCTTGCCTTCAACATATTCTATATTAAGCATTATATTAGGATTTTTAATCATTCCTAATTTAGCTAAATCATCTTTTATTAATGGAAGAGACTTATTGAAAATATCCAACACTTTGCCTCCTACTTTAATCATTCCATGTCCAGGTATATCGAATCTTGCAGGAAGATCAGCTTTTGTAACTCCTTTTACATCTAATTCTTTAGATGATCCTCTATCAATTACGAATTCTCTTTTTCCATCTATATTACCGAGTCTTATTGAAGCATTTACGCCGTCTATTTTTACTGGTGCGGGATTTTTTGTTAAGAATTTTGCAGTTTGTTCAAATACTGATAATAAATCATTACCGGTTTTAACTCTATCTAGATCGAATGGATGGGCCATATGACCACCAGCTCCTCCTTCTCTTAATAGCAATCTAAGCAAAGATTCATTTAAATTAGAAACTTTTGGTTTTCCATATAATCTTTTTATAATAGTTTTATCTACTTTGGATAATTTTCTTTTATAATATCCATCATCCATCATTTCTAATCCTTTATTTCCGGCTATAGAATTTATTATTTTTGGATTTGTAATTACTGGTACATCGGATTTTGAGAGAATATCTTCCATTTTCATGGAAGCTTCTAAAAACCATCCTGGGGTTTTTAATAACCTAAATACTTGTTTTAATAAATCTTTTTTTGCTTCTTTTTTATCATTAGTTCCAAGTAAAGCTATTTTATTTCCAAACTCAGTTGGTTTGTATATTATAAATGCATCAGGTATACCATCGTTATCCACGTCTTCTATAGAAACTGCTTTATACTTACTTCTTAATTCATTGTAGTCTGATGCTGAAAAATCCAAACCGTTTTTTGCGTAAGTATTTGAGTACATATCCCAAATAACTTTCATATCTTCATCTTCTAAAGAACTTAGATTATAATCTTTCCAAACTCTATCTTTTAAATCGAATTTTTCTTCTATATTTGATTCTTTTAAGAGATTTTTAAAAATAGAACTTAGTATAAAAGTTTCTTTTAAAGGTTGACTAGAAAATTTTTGTTTCATTAATTTTCCTAATTTTTCATCCCACCATCCAAATATACCTTCAAAATTTTTCTTGTATTGTTGTGTAGTTGTAGGAGTAGAAAGAGCTTTTCTTATGTTTGTACCACTCATTTCTCCAACCCCAGGTATATCATAAGATTTATGAGGAGCCACTACTAAATATCCATGTTCTGTATATGGTTTTAAAGTAGTTTCATCATCGTACTTTCTAAAATATGAATCTTTTCCTGATTTATTTACTCCAACAGTGAATCTAGGATCTTCTTTCATGTCCTTTTCTCCTACCATAAACACTACGGCAGTAGTTTTTGGATCATATTTAGAAGTTATTTCTGCTGATTGATAAGGATTTTTTACTTGAACTACCTGATTTCCAAATCCGTACTTAGAAATTATAGCTTTCTTATCTTGAAAATTCAATGGGCTCTTTGGAGGATCTACTTTATCTGTTGTAGCTATAAATGTATCTGCCGATCCAAATTTTGACTCTAACCATTTAAATGCCGCTGCATGGTGCTTACCAAAAGGTTGAAATCTTCCTGGGTATATGGCAACAACGGTCTTTATGACATTGAATTCCATTAAAGTTTCTTAATAAATATCTCTAAATATGTTCTATCTTAGATTTACCTTTGATCTTATTGATCTCTATATGAGAATCTACAACATCTCGCATAGAATCAATATGGGATATGATCATTATAAACTTAAATTGTGTCTTTAAGTAGTCAAATAGCATGATCATAGAGCTTAAATTAGTAGAATCTAACGCACCAAACCCTTCATCTATGGCTAAAAAATTAGGCTTTGGAAGCGATGACACATTAATTAAAGAAGTTCTAATAGCCAAACTAGCTATGAATTTTTCCATTCCAGAAGTTAGTTCTAAAGGCCAATAATTGTCTTCAGAATACGCTATATATGCGTTAATGGACTTGTCTTCTGCTTGTAACACAATTTGGAAATCAACTATTTGACTTAAAATGTTATTAATTTCCTCTTCTACACTTGGTATGATACTTGCGATTAAGGTGTGCGGAATACCATCTCTATGAGTAGAGGTTAAATACATTTGGTAATCTTTAAATTTTAGTTCTAGAT